GCGCCCTTGGGGTTTAATCTTTTAATTGTAGTTTCGTTTTTAGACATAGTTTTAACAGTATAATATCAATAATGTGTGATGTCAACCTTAGCTGATTAAACTGGCAAAAGTGACGTGTTGCTCCAAGTTGTTTAAGAGGCTATTTGCTTTTTCTTTTAGTTCCATGTATTTGAGAGTGTCTTTTTTCATACGTCTACACTCCACAGATTCCTTGCTGATTTCGGTAATAACCTTATCTACATTATCCAGCATTTTACGCAGATCACGATATGCTATCTTATTTTTAACTGTGGATATTGATTTTTCTACTTGATTTACGCGGTTTAAAATATCATCCATACAGCTATTATATAGCTTTTGGAATAAAAAGTCAACCTTTAAGTAGCTAAATACATGACTATGTTAATTAATGATGTTGTTACTCTTCAGTCCATTGATATGTCTGATATTGCGGATCAGTGGCTAGCCGAAGAATTTGAGCAAAATCGAGAATTATTAGAAAATCAAACAGACTGGGCAGATGTAGTTGCTATAACTAATTTAATTAAGAGCGATGATCCGATTATCGGGAAAAAATATGTTCCTGTACTATTACAGTTTATTCCAGGCACTAAAAAAGTAATTGTTGGATCCCTAAATAAATTGTTGATTTTACAAAATATCTTAACCAATGCTGGATTTACGCAATATGAATTTAATGATTCAGGAAAAATTATTAAATACCCAATTGATCAACAAATAGATTCGTTTTTGAGAAAAACTTATATTTTTAATAGTTTGTCAACAGCTGAAATGATTGTAGATTCCTTTATACCTATGCAGATGAAAGATTGGAAATTAATCGATCGGCGAGGAGACTTGTAATGCCCCGCTTGTCACTCTACAGGCCGAATAGAACCAACGATTATCAGTTCTTGGATAAAACTATTGAAGAACGCTATACTGTCGGTGGTTTGGATATTTTTTGCCACAAATACATGGGGCCGATTGTAGATACGTCAAACGATCCTGGAAACGGCAATGCCACACTTCCACAGTATAGTAATACTAATCCATTGTTTATCGAAGATTTATTATTATTAGAAAATCGCGACCGTGTTTATGATCCCAATGTTTATATTATGCGTGGTGTTTATACCCACAATGATATCAACTTTGATTTAACTCAGTTTGGATTATTTTTACAGAATGACACATTGTTTATCACATTTGCCTATAACAAAATGATTGAAACTTTTGGCCGCAAACTAATGTCAGGTGATGTATTGGAGTTGCCAAACTTAAAAGATTACTATCCATTAAATTCTAATATTACTCGAGCATTACCTAAGTATTATGTAATTCAGGATGCTGCTTATGCCGCAGAAGGATTCAGTCAAACTTGGTTGCCGCATACTTGGCGTGTTAAAGCAACGCCTATGGTCAATGCGCAGGAATACAAACAAATTATTGACCAGCCCTTTATGCCGGATAATATTTGGGATCCAGGCAATTTTTATCCACAGAATGAAGTTGTTAAAGATGGCGACAAGTATTACGAGGCTACACAAAATGTTCCACCTGGGACACCAATTACTGATCCTACTCACTGGGCATTAATTGTCAAGCCTACTACATTAGGCGATGCCGATTCTACTCGCAACAAAGATTTAGCGATTAATGACGCACTTGTTATACAAGCTAACGTGGATGTTCCGTTATCGGGATATGACAATGTATCTTTTTACATATTACCAAACACACCTTCGGGTCAACCTTCATCCAATGGATTGTATGCTGATTCATTGAATCCGCCTGTAAGTTCTACAACACAGGGCCAAGGGGAAACACCACAGTCGTTTGGTTATACCATGGGCTACTTAACTGGCGACACCATGGCGCCAAATGGACTGCCAGTGACACCAGGTGTATCGTTTCCTATGGGTCCAACAAAAGGAGACTACTGTTTGCGTCTAGATTATTTCCCCAATAGATTATTCCGTTTCAGCGGATCAGCGTGGATTGCTATTTCCGATGATGTTCGCACTCCTCTTGATTGGGGTCTCGAGAATAAAACACAGCGTAGCTCATTTGTTAACAATCCATATACCGTTAATACTTCAGATCAGGGTGCGATTCCAAGTCGCCAGAGTTTATCTGAATTACTCAAGCCTGAAGCCGACAATGGCAATGACCACGGCAACAAGCCACCTAAACCAAGACCACTAGGACAATAATGCAACAATTCTTTTTTGATTCTCAAATACGACGCTACTTAATTCAGTTTGCTAGAATGTTTTCTGGTTTTCAGGTTGAGTTTGGCCGCAATGAATCAGCGGCACCCGGAACTGGTGATACATTATATCGTGTTCCCGTTCGTTATGGCGATAGTTCTCGTCAAGCGCAGACTATTATACAGGAAAATAGTGCTAGTAATATGCCGTCAACTCCATTGATGACTTTTTATGTCACTGGATTAGACTTTGACCGTCCTCGTATGCAGAATCCAACTTATGTTGATAACAAAACTGTTCGTCAGCGTGAGTATGATGCTACTACAAATACATATGAAACTACACAGGGCAATGCGTTTCAAATAGAACGCTATATGCCAGCGCCTTATAAACTATCCATCAACTTGGATATTTGGACTAGTAATACCAATCAAAAGATGCAGATTTTAGAACAAATATTACCATTGTTTAATCCGTCGTTGGAAATACAATCCACTGATAATTTTTTAGACTGGACCAGTTTAAGTATTGTTGAATTAGTCAGCACAGGCTGGAGTAGTCGTTCCGTTCCGCAGGGCACAGAAGATCCTATTGACATTAGTACTATTAAATTCGCACTACCAATTTGGTTGAGCTTGCCGGCTAAAGTTAAAAAACTTGGTGTTGTTGAAACTATTATTGCCTCTATCTATGACGGGCAGGGTGATTTGGTCAATGCTATTAAAAACAATGATTTGTTATTGGGTACACGTCAATATATTACTCCGTTTGGATATAAAGTAGTATTAATTGGTAATAAATTACAAATATTAGCACAGTCTGCTATTGTAGATGAACAAAATTATCAGTTACCTCCGCCCGATCCAGTTGAGCCAAGTAACTTAAACTGGACTCCCGTAGTCAATATGTATGGTGTGTTAAGGCCTGGCATCTCTATGATTGCTCTTACACAGGAAGATGGTAATAAAGTATATGGAACAGTGGCATTTGATCCTACCAACGACCAGTTTTTATTGTTTACTATTATTGAGGAATCTGTTCCGTCTAATACATTGAGGCCATTGGATGCTGTTATAAATCCACAGGCCAGTGGACCTGGTTATGGACTACCTGCGGCGGCTACTGGTCAGCGTTACTTGCTAACAGAAGCTACTGGCAGTGAGTCAGGTGGATATGCCGAAGCGTGGGTAGGTTCTAATAATCAACCATTGGTAGCTAATCCCAATGACATTATTGAATACAATGGCGGTAATTGGTTTGTTGATTTTAATGCTAAATCTAGTCCTGACAATACGCAATATTGCACAAATATTGTCACCGAGATACAATACAAGTGGATTGGTCATGGATGGGTCAAATCTTATCAAGGCCTATACGCCGGAGGCGAGTGGTCGCTTATTATATAATTTTGTAGCGGCAGTTCAGTTACATATATACAAGATGAGCAATATTGTGTCCGCTGTGGGAATTTGGTTTTATTCCCAGTCTACTAATCGCTACTTATATTTGCTGAGAGATGATCCTAAGCATCCAGATTCCTGGGGACTTGCAGGTGGAAAAATCGAACAGGGAGAAAGTATTATGGCTGCCATGGTTCGTGAGTGTGAGGAAGAGTTGGGCAGTATGCCTAAATATGTAAAATTAATTCCTTTGGAAAAATTTACAAGTGCAGATGGTGGATTTGAATATAATACTTTTTTTTGTATTACTGAAACAGAATTTACACCTGTTCTAAATGACGAACATTCGGGCTATGCTTGGATTGATTCGGGGACTTGGCCTAAGCCATTACATCCAGGATTATGGAGCACTATAAATTTTGCAGCGGTTAGAGATAAAATTTCTATTATACAGCAACAACTTCAAACATCACAGTGACAAACAAAATCGTAATGATCTAATGTATTAGTATTGGCGCAGGATAGCCACTCATTGGGCATATTAAATTTGTTACCAACCATGGTAAAAATTGTGCCTGAATAGGCTTGTATAATATTAGTTATTTGTTCAATCCAATTACTCTGTCCACCATCTAATTCTTTGTTGTAACCAATCATATAAACTTCTTTGTGTCCATCAAATGCAGCTAGATAAATGGGTAATGCTATAGTACATAAGTGTGGATTCTGTGGAATTAAATAAAATTCACCTGGATTTTTAATACAGTTTCTAGCTGTAGTATAAACAATATTATTTTCTGTGTATCCAGATTCAAGTAATGGTTGTATATTAGCATAGTCAACATCCACAGCAAAATCTAGTCGCATCTCCTGGGCTATCGTTGCTGTTCCATAAGTTTGTAATTTTTTACTACCTAATAATCCGCCGCGATGATTTTCTAATAATTTGAATTTGAAGTATTCTCTATCCATATCCGAGCCAATTGCCGCGGCTCTGCCTGAGATATGTTGGTTGATAATAGGATTTTCAATGAATTCTCTGCGTTCAATCTTTTTGCCACCTGACCATTTGGATTCAAGTATGACAAATTCACCAGGGTAGTCTGCGCGGTATCTAGCTTGCATAATTATGCTAGGTATGATCCTGATGAGTTAAATGTTATGATAGTATTACTGCCAGAAGTTGTAATAGTTGGTGACCCTGTATATATTCCTGAATAATTAGCTGTTGAAATAGATAAAATAACTACTCCAGATCCGCCTGCTCCACCAGAATATCCATCTGACCCACTACCGCCACCACCGCCTGTGTTTGCAGTTCCAGCAACACCATTACCAGGACGCTGTGCGCCAGCACCATTTCCACCGCCGCCAGTGCCGCCGTCTTGCCCGTTTATAGATTCGGCAACGCTGCCACCGCCACCACCACCGCCACCACGAGTAACAGATGAGCCTGTGATTGAGCTTGCTAAACCGTTGCCACCTCTTCCAGCGTAGCCGCCGCCACCAGTACTACCAGCTCCGCCTGCTCCGCCGCCGCCGCCTGACCAGTTAGTTACACCGGTGCCGCCGTTATAACCTTGACCAGATGTTGCTGACCCGCCAGCAGCTCCAGATGATGCGCTTGCACCACCGCCACCTCCAGATCCTCCAGATCCGCCAGCAGTAGGAGTCGCAGAAAATCCGGCATATCCGCCACCAATAGATGTAATAGATCCAAAAATTGAACTATTGCCTTGTGCACCTTGTGCTCCGCCAGCACCAACGGTTACAGTATATGTAGTTCCAGGAATAACTTGAAGTGGCGTTTCGGCTGAACCTCCACCACCACTGGTTTCTCCACTTACTGAATTTCGATAGCCGCCAGCACCACCACCACCAGTTGATTTACCACCATTAAAATATACTCCGCCACCACCACCGGCTACTACCAAATAAGTAACAGGATAAGCACCTGTTAAACTTCCACTACTAGTAAATGTGTGAATTGTATTGCCGCCAGAAGTAGTAATAGTTCCGCCTTTAAATTGTTGAGCTCCAGAGTAGGATATAATTACTACGCCTGATCCACCAGCAGCATTTGTGCCCGTGCTAGTTCCGCCGCCACCGCCACCGGTATTTGTTGTTCCAGCAGTAGCGGCTCCAGAAGTTGACCCTGCTCCACCGCCTCCGCTACCACCACCTCCACCAGCAGTAGTACCACCACCACCACCTCCACCAGCGTATGTTACTGATGATCCAGAAATATTTATAGTAAACCCAGTACCACCAGCGCCTCCAGTATCACTAGAAGCATTACTACCTGCAGCACCAGCTCCACCACCACCACCACCAGCACCAGAACTTGCTGAAGTTGAACCACTTCCACCTGCATTACCTTGCGAAGACGTTCCTGAACCGCCAGCGGCGCCTACGGTTCCACCGCCACCTCCTCCTCCACTACCACCAGAAACGCCAACAATATTATTAAATGTGCCGCCAGATCCACCGCCTGTTGCAGTAGTAGGAATAATGCCAAATAAACTATTTGAGCCAATAGCACCGGCCGCGCCGCCTGCTCCAACTGTTACTGTATAGGTTGAATTGATATCAAGTGTAGTCCCAGTGCTATATATAACTCCACCAGCTCCGCCACCACCAGTTCTAACACCAGGATTACCTGAGCCAGCACCGCCAGCAACAATTAAATAATTTGCTTGTAAAGTGCTTAATGGTATTAATGATCCTGAGACAGTAAATGTATGTATAGTGTTTCCAGAAACTGTGGATACTGTGCCGCCACCAAATTGTTGTGGTCCAGCATAAGCAATAATAACTACACCTGATCCGCCAGCGCCCGAAGTTCCAGCAGCTCCGTTAGATCCGCCACCGCCACCGGTATTGGCAGTACCCGCTGTTGCTGTTCCCGATGGAGAAACAGAACCGGCTCCGCCACCACCTAATCCGCCTGTACTGCCAGTTCCTGCCGCTTCTAATGCGCCACCACCACCACCAGCATAATATGTTGCTGTGCCTGATATTGAACTTTGTACTCCAATACCACCGTTGCCTCCAACTGAGCTACTAACTGGTGAAACACCTACCGCACCCGCCCCACCACCACCACCGCCTGGATAACCAGCCCCGGCATTTAAACCAGTACCACCATTATTTCCTTGACCAGCTGTACCAGTACCGCCACTAGCGCCAGGTTGTGAGCCGCCACCAGAACCACCGCTTAATCCAGCCTGGTTGGACGCAGAGCCACCTCCACCTCCACCAACTGATGTAATAGTTGTTAGGCCTGTTCCAGAAACAACAGAATTGCCGCCAGATCCACCCGGAGTGGAAAAAGAACTAGATGCTGTTCCGCCAGCGCCTACTGTAATAGTGTAAGATTGTGTTGTAGCTAAAGATGTTGTGCCTGTTAAAAGACCGCCTGCTCCGCCACCGCCACCAACATCTCCGCCTGCTCCGCCACCAGCTACTACTAAGTAGTTGACTAATATTAACGGTGTTAGTGTACCACTTGATGTAAATGTATGTATAGTGTTGCCGCCAGAACTAGTAACGGTACCACCACTAAATTGTTGAGTGCCAGAATAGGATACAATAACAACTCCTGATCCACCAGCACCTGAAGTATAAGTTCCGCCACCAGCAGCTCCGCCGCCACTACCAGTATTTGTTGTTCCAGCAGTTCCATTTGTGCCACCGGCTCCGCCACCACCAGTACCACCAGCATAAGTGCCGCCACTATAGTTAGATGCGCCACCACCACCTGCATAAGTTACGGATGAGCCACTTATAGAACTTGCTGTACCATTTCCGCCAATACCTTGACCACCTGTATTGCCAGCTTGTGTTGCTCCACCGCCACCACCGCCTGGATATGGAGCACTTGATACACCGCCGCCGCCATTATTTCCTTGGCCGACAGTTCCAGTGCCTCCACCAGCTTGTAAATAACCGCCTCCACCACCTGATCCACCAGTGCCTCCAGCACCGCCAGGACTAGCACCATAGCCGCCTCCTGTGGAAGTTACTGAAAAAGCTGAAGAATTAGTACCTGGGTTACCTTGAAAATAATTACTGGCTGTTCCGCCAACTGCCGCTCCGCCTGCTCCTACTGTTATAGTATAAGTTGCGCCAGTTGATATAGTTGTTGTGCCAGTTTGAAAGCCACCTGCTCCACCACCGCCACCACCTGCGCCACTACCAGAAGCATAAGTAGAAGCACCTCCAGAACCGCCACCAGCCACAATGAGATAACTGGCAGTAAGGCCAGTTGGGCCCGACATAACAATGCCACCGCTGGAAAATTGCATTCCGCCGGAAATAGTTATTGGCATATGGTTCCTATTGTATTAAACATTTTCATTTATTTACTCATCTGGCGTTAGCGTATTTAAAAGGGTTTTCGGCAAATGCTGCGTAGATGTAAGTTGCACCGCTCTGATTAATTCCATAAGTGTCAATTGATCTATTTTTAAACCCATTAGACAAAATATCTATATAACTATACACATCGGTATTGTCTGCTCCAGCACTATTTGCAAGCATAACTAAGTTTGTCAAATTATACGGATTCCTAGATGTATCAAAAAGATCCCAGCTTGCAGCATTGGTTAAACCACTTGAACCTTTTATCATCACAAACTTAGGTCTAAATCCTGTGTATACAAAAGGACCATCAGTAGAACCGTTGCCTGTGTAGCTACCAAACTGACTATATCCTGGTATCGGGGTCCAGCAGTAGGCTACTTGTGTTTGACTAGAATTGCTTACATTGGCGTTTGTTCCAACTGAAAATACAGAAGATGTTGGTGTTGTATTTTGCCAAAGTGCTGTATCCGCACCATATGCATTTGTAAGATTTAAATACATACCACCGCCATTTCCCATTGAAACATGGTATGTAGCCCAGTTATACGCTGCGTTTCTTGCTTTAACAATTATCATGCTAGGTACTGCGCCCAAACCATGACCAATGGTCGCATTAGCTCCTGCTGAAGTCCAAGTAACAATACTAAATCCAGCTGTAGTATTTACGCTGACTGTTGATGTGATAGTGCCGCTTGTATTAGATGACGTAGTACCTTGTCCAGCTTGCCATTGCCAGCCAACAATACTTTGACCATTAGAATAATTTCCCGTTCCTAGGGAAAAACCGTTTGAATTAAATGCTGTTATAAAGTTGGCATCAGTTGTTTCTGCTGCAGTAGAAAATGAAATTAAATATTTAGACGCACCTCTAACCGAATCGTTTAAATCATTTCCATCAGTAGTTGTTCTTGATTTAGTCCATACTAAATCGGGTTTAAACCCAGATGTTCCTAAATCATTATTTGTAACTGTCTGAACACCACCATTACTGGTAAACAGAGTAGCATCCATTACTGTCCTGCCGTTAGGTATTGCGTATGTTGTTGGCATTTTCTATTCCTTACATATTGTATGCGTTAAGTTGAACATAACCCAGTGGTGGGGTATAGACAAAAGGTTGCTGGCCAAAGTTAACGTCTAACAAAGGTGTTCCGTTGTTATAAGCAGATACTCCAGGCATAAATGTGCCAGTTAATCCACTATACGCTGTACCTTGACTTACATTATTTTTGTAAAATGTTAGTGTTCCAGTGCTAGTGTCATATGTAACACCAATCACATCACCTGTTGTCCAGGATGATCCATATGATGTACTTGCAGCATTGTTATATTTTGTTCCACCGTTGTAGTAACCATAGCTACCAGCAGTTGATCCAATATAAGAAGCAACACCTGTCCAAACTTCCGTTGAAGCTGTGATACCAACTAGTGTACCGCTTGGTGAATAAGCAGTAATAGTTACTTCCCAATAATATTTGCCATTTGACATACCCATTGTGCCACTACAACTAGCATAAGTTCCAGCAGTATTACTAAAGCGTAAACTGCCATTGGTTATAGTACCGTTATTGTTTAATGGATTATATACACAATAATTTGAAACTGAAGCATTTGTTAGTGTTGGTACATCTGTAACTGAATCGTAGGTAGCACCCGAAGTTAAACTAATATTGTTTACTGTAAAAGTATTATTATTCCCTGATGTATCTGTGCCTAGTGCGGCAGTAGAAATGGTATTAGTAAATGGCAAATGAAATCCGTTAGTACCATAAGTGCCAGTATAGGAAATAGGTTGCCATACTCCAGTAGTAGAGTTAGTAGCACCAAATGAACTTGCTGATAATCCTTGTCCGTCAATGAAATTGACGTCAGTTAGATAACCGTCTGTATAAACGCTTCCGGCAGAATAAGCCATCATTTGTGATGGATAAGCAGGGGCATTTATTCTTATATTATCATTTAAAGAATAATAATTTGTTGTGGAAAATGAAGTTACTTGAGAACCGTTAACATAAACTAATATTCTGTTTGCTGTAGTTGCTTGTGTAGTATCAACTGAAACTTGAATATGATACCAAGCAGCAGGGTCACGATAAACGGCATTAGATACTAATGAAGTTCCAGAACCATTAATAAGTATTTGTAATTGGTCTGAAGAGTTAAAAACCACCCAAAATATTATTGCTGCACCTGATGTATCGCTAATATAAATATAAGAAGTGGTAGATAATTTTCCTCTTTTTATCCATCCAGACCATGTAAATTTTTGTGCGCTTCCAGTTGCTGTAGGAGTTCTATTTAAATAAGCACTACTACTACTTCTAAATCTCAATGAGTTAGTCATTAATGAGGCGCCCGATATAAGTGTGCCCGATGAATAAAAAGTATGTATAGTGTTGCCACCTGAACTGGTGATTGTTCCGCCACTAAATTGTGGAGCTCCAGAGTAGGATACAACAACAATACCCGATCCACCGTTGCCACCATTAGTATTTGCTGCTTTTCCGCCACCGCCACCTGACCCTGTATTCGTACCACCGTTGCCACCTGCGCCGCCAGCTGTTCCTGCTGTACCTGCATTTAATCCACCTGTTCCAGCAGCTCCAACGTTTGTATTAGCAGCGCCGCCACCGGCACCACCTTGGCCACCAGCTCCGGCATTACATGATGTTGCACTATTTTGGGCACCACCGCCACCACCTGCCGCCCAATAATAAGATGTGCCTAAAATTGTAGATATTGCACCAATACCGCCAGCACCTGATTGACCGTCGGAGCCACCAGCACCTACCGCTCCGGCTCCACCGCCACCAGCTGCTGGATAATTATTGCTTGTGCCAGAAGTAGTTCCGCCAGCATATCCAACACCATAGCCATAAGTTGAATTTTGTGTGCTGGTACCTGGCGATAATGTTCCTGTTCCTGGTGGGATTGGTATAACTCCACCGCCACCGCCTGATCCACCATTTGAGCCTGCTGTGTTATAGCCACCACCAGTTCCACCACCTAAGGCAATAAAATCAAAAGCAGTTGTATTTGTTCCATTTGATCCTGGGCTTCCGCCAGCCCCAACAGTTACAGTATAATTAGAGCCTGACCCTAATGTTATTGAGCCGGCTACCAATCCGCCACCGCCGCCACCGCCAGCATATCCGCCGCTTGCGCCACCGCCAACTACAAGATAAGTTGCTGTAACAGGAGGTCCAACTGTAGCACTAACGCCACCTGTAAATGTCATTCCCCCGGTAATAGTTATAGTCATATGTTATTGTGTAATTGTTATTACTATATTTAGCTTTAACGGCCCTGGTAAAACATACCCCAGGAATTACTATTTTACGATCAAGCTACTAATACCCAGCTGGTTGTTGGCTCATCCCAATAGTATTGCTTGCCGTCTGTGGGAAATGGTGTTGGAGCAGCCCAAGTCCAAGTTGATTGATCGAGTGTCCAACTTGGATATGGTTGAGGCGCATAAAATACGTCATTCGTTGGGTCATATGTATAACCAATTCCAGCGTAATTACCGCGTAATGCTACACCACCATCTGGATTACCATCGGCTCCATAATGAACACCGCCACGGGTATTATAAGATGTTTGAATCCATGAACCTGGGCTTGTATCCACAAAAGTTGTGAAAAAATCTGCTTCAGCTACAATAACTTGCGTTACTGTGCCATCTGTTACTTTAGCATAATGTGACATAGTTTGTTTCCTTTAAAAAGTTATGTTATACTTAGATATTTATGCGGTATAAGTTCCGCTTGATGTATAAGTTAATCTACTCCATATTTACAAAAATAGTATTGTTCTCTAATGCTTCAATTTCATGCCATTCATTGGCAACTAAATTAACCGCATCATCTTTTGGCGTTAATACTATCTCTTTATTTTCTTTTCTGATAGCACAAGAACCAGTAATGCAAACAGTTCCATGGCTATAAGTATGTTCGTGTTTTGGTAATCCCTCGCCTTTATTGGCAAAAAATTCACTAAATTGTACACTCCTATAGATAAAAGATCTATTTAACCTTGCTGGTGTTGTCATTATATTAGATAGAAGCAATAGTTGTTACTGGATCCCAAGATTTGGTGGTTTCATTCCAAATGTACTGCCCACCATTTGTAGGATAAGGCTGAGGCGCAGTCCAAGTCCATGTAGGAGCAGAAATTGTCCATGATGGGAAAGGTTGCGGAGCATAGAAAACATCGTTTACTGAGTCATATGTATATCCAATACCAGCATAGTTAGCGCGAAGTGCCTTAGACTGATCTGGATCAGCTGTACTTGTATTAGGTGTGTAGTAAATTCCACCACGAGTATTGTATGAAGTTTGAATCCAAGTACCCGGTGTTGTATCTACAAAGGTATCAAAAAACGATTGATCAGCAACGATTGCTTGCTCGACTAATCCGTTATTTACTTTTACAAAATGACCCATTTAAATCTCCTTTAGTTATGCTGTATAGGTGCCAGAGGCGGTAAATTTAACAATAGTATTACTACCGCTTGTAGTGATTGTTGGGCTACCTGTGTATGTACCAGTATATGATGCTGTTGGTATGGACAAAATAACTACACCAGAGCCACCTGCGCCGCCAGCGTTTGTCACAGCAGAGCCTCCACTTCCATTATTACGCTCTGCTCCACCACCACCGCCGCCAGTATTTACAGTTCCAGGATTGCCTGGCCCACCAGAACCAGCACCACCACCGCCATTACCACCTGCTCCAGGGACGCCACCAATTCCGCAAACAGTAACGGCTGCTCCGCCACCACCACCAGCATAATAAACAGCAGAGCCAGTAATAGATGAAGATAAGCCAACACCGCCGGCACCAGCAGTTACACCAGAGGAGTTTCCACCTACAGCACCAGCACCACCACCACCGCCTTGACCAGCATTAGGAGGAGCGCCATTACCACCTGCATTTCCTTGTCCTGATGTGCCGCTGGCTCCAGCACTACCCAAGGAACCGCCGCCACCACCTGATCCACCTGATAATGGTGGGTTTCCTGCAACATATCCGCCACCGCCACCTCCACCTAATGCTACGGTTAGACCTGTAATAGAAGAATTTCCACCGCTAGCACCTGCGTAGCCAATA